GAGCACTACAAGTCAACCATCATCACCTTCGGGCTTACAGTTCAGGACATTCTGAACGACCCCGAGATCACGGTGGGGTTTTTCTCCCATACCCGGCCCATCGCCAAAGGCTTCCTGCGGCAGGTAAAGCGCGAGCTCGAGTCCAACGACCTATTAAAAAGCCTCTACCCCAACATCTTCTGGGACAATCCCCAAAAGCAGGCGCCCAAATGGTCAGAGGACGACGGCATCATAATCAAGCGCCAGGGCAACCCCAAGGAGTCAACGCTGGAGGCCTGGGGCCTGGTGGATGGCCAGCCCACCTCGAAGCATTTTAAGTTGCGCGTCTATGACGATGTTGTCACCCGCGAGTCGGTTACCACCCCCGATGTGATTGATAAAGTCACCAAAGCCTGGGAGCTTTCGCTTAACCTGGGCGCCATGGGCGGCAAGGTGCGCTACGTGGGCACCCGCTACCACTACAATGACACTTACCGCACTATTTTGGAGCGCAAGGCCGCCATCCCGCGGATCCACCCGGCCACGGCCGACGGCAAGGTGGAAGGCGACCCGGTGCTGCTCACCAGGTCAGAGCTGGCTACCAAGCGCCGGGATCAGGGCCCCTACACCTTCGGCTGCCAGCAGCTGCAGGATCCCACGGCTGATAAGGTCCAGGGCTTCAAAGAGGAGTGGCTGCGTTACTACCACCACGACTCGGGCAAAAAGCCGATATGGAACAAGTACCTTTTATGCGACCCCGCCGGCGAAAAAAAGAAGGACTCGGACTACACGGTCATGCTGGTCATTGCCCTGGGCGAGGACAAGAACTACTACGTGGTGGACGGCCTGCGGGCTCGGCTCAATCTAACCGAACGAACCAAGGCGCTCCTGCGCCTGCACCGACTCCACCGGCCCATAGCCACGGGCTATGAGAAGTATGGCAAGGACGCCGATATCGAGCACATCCAGTTTGTACAAGGTGCGCAGAACTACCGATTCTCCATCACCGAGCTGGGCGGGCCTATGCCCAAGCCCGACCGCATCCGCCGGCTGATCCCCCACTACGAAAACGGCCGGGTCTATTGGCCGCACCGTCTGCTTTTCATTGATCACGAGGACAAACAGCGTGATCTAACTCGGGAGTTTATCGACGACGAATACAAGGCCTTTCCCGTGGGCCTGCATGACGACATTTTGGACTGCCAGGCGAGAATCGTTGATGAGGACCTAAAGGCAGTGTTTCCAAATCCACCTCCAGACGAGGGACGCTACGAGCAACCGGATAAGGAGTATGACCCCTTGGAGTACGGCTCATGAGGGCGACTGAGACCATAGACTGCGGCCAGGGCGTGAGCCTGCGGCCTTTCGTGGTCAAGGAACATCTGGAGTTTTTTCTGGAGGTCCTTAAGGCTGGCGAGTTCGCCCTGCAGGACGCCTACCGCCCCTGGGGCCGGCAAGAATGGTATGAGCACACTAATCACGCTTCCACATTATTCTGGACCGCTTGGGACGGCGAAGAGCTAAAGGGCGTTATATACGCAAACTATCTTACCCCAAAACATTTCGCCAGCATAAATGGCTATGGGCTGCGCCAGCACCCCTACAAGCCGGCCCTGGCCATAAAGGGCGCGGTGAACCATCTGTTTAGCGCGTTCGACCTGCGCGTGGTTCACACCGATCACTGCGTGCATAACCGGGCGGCCACCATCGTGGTCACCAAGGCCGGGTTCCTGGCCGAGGGCCTTTTGCCCGAGTTCTGCGTCTACGGCGGCGTGGCCCACGGGTCGCTTGTCCTGGGCATCACCCGCGCCGAGTGGCTGGGGCGTAAACCCACTAGCGGCCGGTATGGGATCCATGAGGCGGTTATAGCCGTTGCAAAGGAGATAATCGATGGGCGGAGGCGGCGGTAAGGGCGGAACGACGGTATCGAGCCCCCCCTACTGGGAGGCGGCTGGCTATCCATCCGAGGAGGCCTACAACAAGGCCAAGGAAGAGGAGGCTGCCGACCGGGCGGCTTTAAAGGAGCGCGAGGACAACCTTGCCAAGCAGCAGTCCGAGCTGATGGAGCAGCAGAAGACCCTGGCCAGCCAGCAGTCCGAGATCATGGCCGCCTCTGAGTCTCGGGCTCAGGAGCAGCTGGATCTCCAGCGCCAGGAGTATGAGGAGGAAAAGTCCAAGGCCGCCACAGAGGAGGCAGAGGAGGAGGAAGAGGAGGCGGAGCTTAAGGCAAAAGAGGAGGCCCGCCTGGCCCGGATACAGTCCAAGAAAAAGAAAACCCTGCTAACCTCGGGCGCCGGGGCCTATGGCTTGGTGCCCAAGAAGTCCAAAAGCCTGTTGGGGTCATAGGTGACTACCATGGAGGAACGCATTAAGCAGTACCTAGCTCGACTGGGAGTGCTCCAGCAGCAGCGCCAGGAGTGGGAGTCTCTGCATTACGACGTCCAGCAGTACGTCCTGCCCCGGCGGGGCCGCTTTCAAAACAAGGGCGACACACCCACCGCGGTGCGCAAGTCCACCAAGATCATAAACGCCACGGCCACCTGGGCCATGCGCGTTCTAGGCGCCGGGATGCAAGGGGGCCTTACCAGCCCAGCCCGGCCATGGTTCCGGCTTTCCACGCCTGACCCGGATTTAAATAAATTCGCAGCCGTTCAGGAGTGGCTGGATGACGTAATGCGCCGCATGTATGCGGAACTGGCCCGCAGTAACTTCTATACAACGATACATAACTGTTATATCGACCAGGCCAGCTTTGGCTGCACCTGCGTGGCCCAGGAGGATTACACTCTCAAGAATGAGCAGCTTGACCGTGCTCTGTTTCAGTTCGCCCGCTTTCCGGTGGGTGAGTATTACTTGGCCTCCAGCTACGATGGATCGGTGGACACGGTTTATCGTACGTTCCCGCTCACCCTGCGGGCGGCAGCCATGCGCTTTGGCGCGGAGCGCCTTAGCGATACCCGGCGGAGGGCCCTGGATGAACGCCCCGATGATTATATAGACATTCTGCACGTCTATGAACCGCGCAAGGTCTTGCGGCCGGGCAAGATCGACAGTTCCAACTGGCCCCTGGCCAGCGTGTATATCGAGCTGGGCGGGCAGGACAACAACGGTAAACCCAACATGCTGGAGGACGGCGGCTACATGGAGCCGTCCATCTTCACCGCCCGCTGGGACGCTTTTTTGGAGTGCCCCTACGGTGGTAGCCCAGTGCATGACGTATTGCCCGACATCAAAATGCTGCAGCAGCAGGAGCGCTCGGGGCTTAAGGGGTTTCATAAGTCGGTCGACCCGCCGATCATATCCCCCACGGCCTACCGCGGGCGCCTGCGGCTCAACCCCGGCGATGTAACCTACGGCGACGGGGCGGATGCGGCCCAGCTTAAGCCCCTGTACGAGCGTGAGCCGAGACTGGACTGGCTGGAGCAGCGCATCTCTAGGTGCGCGGCCCATATCCGCGAAGGGCTCTACAGCGATCTGTTCCTTATGTACCTGGACAAGCCTAATATGACCGCTACCGAAATAGCGGAGCGCCAGGAGTCCAAGCTGATCCAGCTGGGCCCGGTCATCGAGCGCCAGTTCCATGAGCTTTTGGACCCGACTATCGACCGCACCTTTGCCATTATGCTGCGATCCGGCCGGATCCCTCCCCCGCCCCGGGAGCTGGAAGGGCAGGAGCTTAAGGTCGAGTACATCAGCCTTTTGGCCCAGGCCCAGAAGCTGGTCGCCACGCGGTCCCTGGACGCCGAACTTTCCCACGTCGAACGTGTGGCTGCCCTGCAGCCCAGCGTTTTGGACGTGTTCGACGGCGAACAGAGCATCCGGGAGTATGCCGAGGCGGTGGGCACCGCCCCATCGCTAATGCGCACCGAGGACGAAATAGCCAAGATTCGTCAGGCCCGCGCCCGCCAGGAACAGGAAGCCCAGAAGCGGCTGGACGCGGCCCAGGCCATAGAGGGAGCGCACAAACTTAGCCAGACCGACACGTCTGGCGAGAACGCCCTGACCGAGCTGAGTCAGGCAATGGGAGGTGCTTAATGGGTTTGTCAAGTATATCGGCCTGCCTTATGACCAATGGGGCGGACCTTAACCTTTTGCGCAAGTGCCTGGAGTCCATAAAGGACGAAGTGGACGAGCTGGCCATGGTGAACACCGCCAAAGAGGCGGATCATCCTTGCGTGGCCCTGGCCCGGGAGGTCTTCGGCGACCGGGCGCTGATTAAACACAGCCCCTGGGGCGAGGATTTTTCCTTCCACCGCAACGAGACCCTGGCCCTGGCCACCAAGGACTGGTGCCTTATTATCGACTCAGATGAGATTGTAGATCCCATGGGCCTGCCGCCTGAGCAGCGCAACCTGCGCAAGTGGCTGGCCGAGGCGCCCGCCGAATACAAGGCGGTGGCCATTGACGTCATGGACGTGCGCGGATCCGAGGAAATATTGGCCGGCGTAACCCGCAGCGCGAGGATCTTCCGCCGGGGCCAGGTGCGCTACATCGAGCCCATCCACAACCTGGCCAAGTTCGACGGTACCCTTTTGCATTGCCCGTTTTTGGTGATCCGGCATTATGGCTACGGCTTGGACGAGGAGACCATGAAAGCCAAGTGGGCCCAGCGCAATGCGATGCTCCTGGCCCAGCTTGCAAAGAAGCCCGAGCCCCGGCTCTACTACTACCTTGGGGTGAACGCCGGCATGGTGAAAGACCATCACATGACGGTCGTTTATTTTGAGAAGTATCTGGAATATTACAAGCCGCCCAGCCAGATGCCGGGGCTGATGACTAACGCATTTTTCGGCATCGTCCGGGCCTATCTAGAGTTAAAGAACGTCAACCGCGCTCATTTCTGGGCCACGGTGGGCAGCCAGCGGGATCCCGGCCACCTGGATTTGGCCATGGCGGTGACCGAGGTGGGCCTGGTCAAGAACGATCCGGTCATGGTCATCGTGGGCGCCCGCAGATATATCCAGCTATTTGACGCATACATCAGGGACCCCGCGGCCATGGGCACCCGGATGGTGCTCACATTCCGGGCCGATCTGTACGCCACCCAGCTGGCCAGGCTGTGGATGGCCGCCGGCATGGAGATCCTGGCCGCCCAAAACGAACTGGAAAAGGTCCTGCCCACCATCAAGCTGGAGCGCCATGCGGAGCTTTATAACGACCTGCGGGAAAACTTCGGGGGCACGGGCCTGCAGAAGCTTATCAATCTGCTGCCCATGCCGCTGACCGAGGAAGAGTGCAAGATCGACGGGCTGCTCAAGTTCAAGGTCGAGGAAGCCATGGCTGCGGAGGCCTCGGCGCCGGGCTTGGCCATAGACGTGCCTGACGATTTGCCCGAGGCGGCCAATGCCTGACGACCTCATATACGACGACCCGCTGGATCAGGAGATGAAAGAGCGGGATAAGGCATTACTCCAGCAGGCCCTTACCGACTTCCGGGCGACCTTTAACAACCCAGCCGGCAAGCGGGTGCTCTGCGACCTTATCACCTTCTGCGGTGAGGGCACGGACGGTTTCACCGGAAATAGCCGCGGCATGTATATCCAAGGGCGCCAGTCCGTGGGCCTGTACCTGCGCCGGCTGGCCGAGCGGGCCGAGCCGGCCCTGGCCGTGGAGGTGTACCGCATGAGGCTGGAGGGCAATAACGCCCAGGAAGAAAGCGATGGCGCAGCTGGATAGAGAGACAATGGCACTTAAAAAATGGGTGATCTGGCCTGGACGTGACGAGTTTCTTTTCAGGCCTTGGGTCGAGAATGCGGACGATTTTTACAAAACTCTAGGCTGCAATGGAGATCAACTTAACGAGCAAATAGCGGAGGCCTAGCGCCCCGCGCAACATAATCTGGAAACCCCGCCCGGCGGCGCCTGATCAGCGCAGGGCCGGCGGGGGAAACGCCAAGCATCAAGCCTCGATCCTACGTAGGGGGATCGGGGCTTTTTGTTTGGCCCTAAAGAAAGGAAATGACCAATGGCAGACGATCAGGGACAGGCCCAGGGCCAACAGGCTAGCACCGACGGCGCCGGGAAGGACCAGGGATCGCAGCAGGGTACGCCGCAAGGCGACCCCAACGCCCAAGACAAGGCCGCGGCCGAGGCCAAAGCCAAAGCCGAAGCGGATGCCAAGGCCAAGGCCGAGGCAGACGCCAAGGCTAAAGCGGAAGCTGACGCCAAGGCCGCGCAGGAAGCCGCCAACAAACCACCCGCAACCCCTGATGGCTACAAGGTCAACATCCCCGAGGGGCTGGAGGCCAATGAGGCTTTCACCAAGGGCATGACCGAGGCCGCTCACAAGGCCGGCCTGACCCAGGCCCAGCTGCAGCAGGTGGCGGACGCCTATCACGCCCACCAGATCAAGATCGCGGCGGACTTCGCTGCCTCCCAGGAGGCCTCCATCGCCGATCTGCAAAAAACCTGGGGCGACAACTACGAGCCCAACCTCGCGGCGGCCAAGAAGGCCATGGACGTGTTCGCAGACAAGGACTTCCGCGAAGTCCTTGAGAAGGCCATCCCCGGCACCAAGGTGCGCTACGGCGATCACCCCGCGGTGATTAAGCATTTCTTCACCCTGGGCCGGGCCATCAGTGAGGGAGCGGTGGTCAAAGGCGAGTTCCTGCCGGGCAAGACGATTAAAAGAACCCCTGGCGGCCAACCCATCCTGGATTACACGACCAAGCCGGGAGCGGCCGCCGCATAACGAAAGGAGGTAGCCGATGGCTACTTTAGAAGTCGCAAGCCGACTCTCCATCCTGGAGTCGATGAATAGGATAGCCCCCAACGGCGAGACCGCCAAGATCGCCGAGATCCTGACCAAAGAGAATCAGATCTGGATGGACATGGTTTGGATCGAAGCCAACAACATCAAGGTTAACGACACCGTGCGTCGGCTCTCCCTGCCCACCTCCACCAAAAGGCGTTATAACCGCGGCACCGCGCCCCAGGCCTCCAAGACCACCAAGGTCGTGGATTCCATCGCGGTGTACGAGGGGCGCTCCGAGGTCGATGTGGAATGGCTGAAGGACCAGCCCGACCAGACCCTGGCCAGAAACAACGAGTCCATCGCCCACATCGAGGGCATGAGCCAGGACTTTATCTCCGACCTTTTCTACGCCGACGGAGCCACCGACACCGACGCCTTCACGGGGTTTGCCGCCCGCACCGATGCGTTGGACACCACCTACCACACGGTGGAGGGTTGCAGCGGCACCGGCGACGACCTGACCAGCATCTATGTCGTGCAATGGGGCGAGAACCAGGTCCACTGCGTGTACCCCCGCGGCCAGGGCCAGACCCTGGGCGTGGATCACGAGGACAAGGGCGAGATCGACGCCGCCGACGGCGACGGGAACAAGTTCCGGGCCATGCTGGATCTGTTCCACATCCGCGGCGGCCTGGTGGTCAAAAACCCGCGCTGCCTGGGCCGCATCGCCAACATAGAGTCCGCCGGATCCAGCACCGCCTTGGACGAGGACTGCATCATCAAGGTGCTCAACCACATGCCCCAGGCCGGCGCCGGCGCCAAGCTCTACATGAACGCCACCGCCTGGACGCACCTCACCATCATCGCCAAGGACAAGACCAATGTGGCCTACGCGCCTAAAGATCCCTGGGGGCGTCCGCTGTACACGTTCATGGGGCACGACATTCGCATCTGCGAGTCAATCCTCAACACCGAGTCGGTCCTGAGCTAACCGCCAAGGGGATGCCGGCCGGCAAGCGGCCGGATCCCATGAAAAAGGAGGCCTGCAATGGCTTTTAAAGACGATCTCTTGGTTTTGTCTGAGGCGCAGTCCCTGACCGCCATCAGCGCCAATCACCCCTCCACCAATGCCCTTTCCTTGGGCAGCGGCAAGAACGCCTTCGGCGCGGCTTTAAGCCGCTCATTTGAGGGCGGCCGGATACCCTGGGCGATCTGCAAGGTAACCACCGCATTCACCGCCACCACCGCCGACGCTACCCTGACCTGCGCATTCCAGAAATCCGCCGACGGCAGCACCTGGAGCACTGTGTTCTCCGTGACCGGGTTCACTCCGGGGCTGCTAACCAAGGGCACCTACATCATGCGTCAGCCCGTGCCGGCCGGCGACACGGACGAGTATATCAGGTTGCTCTTCACTATCGCCACCAGCGCCTTCACCGTGGGCGCCGTGGACGCATGGATCGGATATCCGGAGGAGTCGCCCAAGTAAAAAGTTTAACCAACTAGATTAATAAAATTCCCCCGGGGGCGCGGGCCCCCGGGTTCCAAAGGAGCCGAGACCATGCCGGAATATCGCGTTTTAAGAACGTGTTACTGGGGGCGCCGGGTATATCAGGCGGGAACCATTCACGTCTTTCCCAAGGGCGCCGAGCTGCCCCACCATTTCGAACCCCTGAACAAGGGCCGGGACGCCACGCCGCCCAACAACCGTGATTACAAGACCTGGACCATGGCCCAGCTGCTGCAACAAGTGGCCGACTGTGAGGTCACCATGAAACAAAAGGGCGTGGTGGTGCAGGGCAGGGCCAGAGAGGATCTCATTGCGGCTCTCGAGTCCCTGGACCGCCGGATGAAAACCTCGACCCAAAACACCGGAGACGGCGAGGGAGAGGGTAAGTCCTAGGGGGGGGTAAGCCATGCCCAGCCAAATCACGATATGCAACCGGGCCCTGGGGCTTCTGGGGGCCAGCACCATATCCAGCCTGACTGACGCCACGGCCGAGGCTAAGCGCTGCAACGCCTCCTGGGCCACCGTACTGGACGCCTGCCTGGTCAGCCACGATTGGGGATTCGCGGAAGCCAAGGCCATTGTCGCCGCGGACTCCACGGACCCCATCGTGGGCTATGCCTACCGCTACCTGATGCCCGTCTCCCCCCACTGCCTGCGCGTGCGCCAGGTCCTGGATGAGTATGGCGGCAAGTACAAATACCGGGTGGCTGGCCGCTATATCGAGTGTGACTGCGAGGCTCCGATCTATTTGATCTACACCGCCCGGATCACGGACTACAACCAGCTGTCGGCATTGTTTGTCGAGGGGATGATCCTGGCCCTGGCCGCCGAGCTGGCCATCCCGCTGACGGCCGACAAAGACATGCGAGACATGTACAGGCGAGACGCCAAGAATGCCCTGGCCGCCGCTGCGGCGTCCGATTCAAACGAGAGCGACGAGGCCACACCCCAGACGACCTCTAGCTGGCTGGATGCCAGGGGTACCGCCGAGGTGGAGGAGTAAGGACTTGCCTCGATCCAGGCCCATATACACCAACTTCACCGCCGGCGAGCTTTCTCCCCGCCTGCGCGGTCGCGTGGACATCGACCGTTACTATAACGGGATGGAGCTGGGCGAGAATGTAATCATTCACCCCCATGGGGGATCCAGCCGGCGCTTCGGTACCATTTACGTTGATGACGCCAAGAATCATGACAAGGCCGCCCGCCTGGTCCGGTTCATATTCTCCGAAACGCAGGCCTATGTCATTGAGATGGGCGATCAGGTTCTGCGCTTTTTTAACGACGGCGCCGGCGTGTACGGCGGGACCGGATCCGAGATGGTCACCAACGGCGTGTTCGCTGCCGATACCGACTGGACCAAGGGCACCGGCTGGACCATAGGCAGCGGAGTGGCCACCCATGCCGCCGGGACGGCCTCCAGCCTGGAGCAGACCCTGGCCGGACTTACCGCCGGAGTGACCTATTGGGTGGAATTTCAGATGACCGCTTATACGA